TAGTAACTTACCAGTTACTGCGCTTTGGAATACAAAGTTACCTGCATGTGTGGAATGGTCGCCAAAATAGAACTTAAGATCACCGTTTTCTGTCTTGGCAGTAAACATCTTTTCTTCACTGTTAGCCTGAGATTGAAACTTCAGTCTGGTAATATTTGTTACAGTTGGTTCGAAAGTAATATTCCAAGTAGCGCCTTTAAACTTAGGCGTTTTAAGTTTCTCATTTACCATTTCAGTAGACATAAAACGATAATCGTTTTTGAAATCACCTGCGGCATTTTCAAAATGCAATCCAGTAGGAACTGTTGTTCCGTTTCGTTCTTGTGTCACAAGAGTGATGTTTGCATTTTCTTTATATTCGGGAATATTAAGAATAGTGCTAAGCTTAGCTAGATTTGGCATACCAAATGTGCCATTAAAACTAGGGTTAACTGTATTAAACTTTGCTCTAACAATTACTTCACGCTGTTCACTGACGCTATCAATAGCCGTTGCAGTATCGTCGCCAGTGATCTTTACTGTGTCTATGATACCCAATGCTTGTGTATGAGAAACGATGTCTATAAAAAAATCTTTCATTTATTTTTACCTTTTTCTAGATTATACATTTATTATTATCACAAGTCAATAATTTCTGCAATCCCACCCGCTATTTTTAATTTATCGTCGGGTATGCCTAGTTTTTTTACTTTTATATAACTTGCTTTAGTTTGACGAATTGCTACTTGTTCTAATTTCCAACCTTGTTTTTCTAATTCGCTTATTATCATTCTCTGATCAATAGTTGAAAATTCAAATCTTTGATTATGTGAAATTGCCCAAGGTTCATCATTTGGTAGAAAATTAAATACAAACTTTCCACCTTCACTTAAAAGATTATATACTAATTTGCTCCAAGCTAAAATATATTTTTCGTCTGCAAAGAAAAATTCATTAAAGCAATATACTAACTTAAACACGCCTTGTGGAAGATTGCGTAAGCTAAAATAATCTACTTTATATTTCCGCAATCTACGATCTACATAAAAGTTATTTTGTAAACTTTCTGCTGCGCTATCGCATACTTCTATGAACCTATCAGCAATATATAGCGGCTCGGCAGCTAGCGCAAATTCTAAAAACTGCCCAGAGCCTGGAAACAATTCTAAAGTTGGAGCATTAAAAGAACTTTCGCCAGCTAACGCTCCTGATAAAAATTCTAAATCGCTGTCATTGAATTTGTTCAGTTCAATAAATGATCTTCGTGTTTCTAGTGTTTGGTGCTTAAGTTTATCGCACATTGTCTGGTTGTTGATAGCTAACACTTGCTTATCATATGTTAAGCTAATATTCATTTTTTCTAAGACTGTATCTAATAAATTAGCAATTTCGGTATATTGTTCACCAACTTCGCGATGGTGGTCTCTGGCTTTTTTTAGATTGTTATAATAAGTTTGTTTTTCTAACAAGTGCATATTAGAACTCAAACAAATTTGTAAAAGTGTTTGTGATGTTTGTGTGTGAACTAATATCCCAATCTAGAACACCTAGTAGATTGTCTACCTTTTGTGTTACGATTGTATCTTCCATTTCTTGTTGGTCAAACGGCAAATCCTTAAACCATTGAGGTATACGAGACTCATCTGTTGGATAACCAATGCTAGTTAAACCAAGTGGATTATCTTTGAGTTTGCATACAACGGTTTTCATGCCATCTACAACTTCAAGACTGCGAGAATCACCATGCATTTTGCGTAGATTATTCCAGTTAATCGCCGCACGAACATGGCCTGGCATGTTTGCTCTGCCTTGGCGTTTTTCTAAATCGCCATAGTATGTTAACTTATTAACACGCTTTGGTGTGCCTTTCTCCCAACTCGGAAGATTTTTAAATGTGTACTTGAAAGCACGAACATGTTGAATAATTTCATCTCTATCTGCGCCATCAAGCACTTTCTTTAATACATCACTTAGGAAATCTTGTACAATCTTTGGAGTATCCGACCGTTTAAGATCAAGCCCCATTGCTTTTAATTTTCCTGTCTTGCCATCTTTATCAAGACGGTTTCCTTCCAAATCATAGATTAACACAGCATATCGTTTCTTCGTAATAAACAGCCCACGAGATGCTACAAGTTCACGACCGCCCTTGATGATAGAACCAAGTTCTGGCGTAGTATGAAATGCTTCGTACATAAACTTTGGAAAAGTTAAATTGACCTGTTCGCCAATAGAATCATATAACTGCACACAGATTTCCTTGTTCCATTCCATCTTGCCGCTTTCAACATCGTTTTTGATTGCTGGCCAAGCGGAAAAATACACAGAGTCTGTATCGCCATAGATGATGCTTTCACCTACATGATCATATGAACCCATAATCAACTGATTAACCGTAGCATCCATGTGCTTGGCAATCGTGCGTCCGCATAGCGTGGTGCTTTGCCCAATGCGTTGGTCAAAGAAGCGACACCCTGCATTAAGAATAGCTCCATATAGTGAGTTCAAGTTAATCTTCTTAACCAACTGACGCTTATCCCAAAACGCAACTTCTTTTGGGTCTTTTGCTTCTTTCTTCTTAGCTTGCAATTCTTTGCGCTCGCTATACCAACGCTCTAACAAACTTGGAATAATGCCTTGATGTTCAAGATTGAAGATAGTTCCATTGGCACTCAACGCCCACGGCGCATAGTTGTCAAATATCATGTCAAAGATTTGAGCAGCACTATAAACTTCACTCTTGCCGTCTGTCCAATCTAGTGTAATCTCTGTGCCAACCTCGCGGTTCATAACTGCAGTATATTCCAGCGAAGAAAACAAGCCTTCCCATGCAGCAGCAAGTGATTTACCTTCATCGGTCTTAGATTTTAAATACGCTTCTGTCATAATAGGACGCAGTTGACCAATAATTGTTTCTGGTCCCATGTTGAGTGCACGAATTACACTTGGATACAGTGAGTTAATGTCAATTGCACCAATCCAATCATGCAATCCTTTTTTAGGATATGCAACATAAGCGCCAGCAACTTGTGTATTGATTTCATCACTGCGCGGACGACGATTGGGAACTACCATGCCACGGCGATGCGCTTCATTGATAATTGCTTGATCTGTTACAGCAACTGCGCCCATAGTTGTTTGCAGCAACACTGTGTTATCGTGCGCAATTTCATTTGCTAACTCAAGAAAACGCAGTTTCTTGTCTAGTTTATTGAGAAGCGCGACATCTTGACGAGAATATTGAATAAATGTTTCGTAATCGCGATTATATAACTGGTCAAGAGACCCTTCGTATGCGGTCTTGCGCTCATTTAATTCATATTCGCCAATAGCATCAAGGCTATAAGAATGACGCTCTTCATATGTATACTTTTGATAAAGCAACATATAATCTAGATGCACTCGTCCTACTAGATCATATGTGTGGCTAGTCTTGCCGTATTTTTCATATTCTCGTTCTTTTGGAAATTGATTCCACAAACAGAAACGACGAGTATCATCCTTGCTCAGCACACGCGCAACACGGTTAACAGTATAAGGAATATCAAACCCTTCGCTGTTCCATCCACTTAGCACATCGGCATCATCAATGAGTTCTAAGAATGTAAGAAGCAAATCACTTTCTTTTTCAAAGATAAAAGTGTTATCAAACTTAGCAGCAATTACATTTGCTTCATCTATTGTCATTGTTTTTGGCGGCATTGCCAGCGTGATTAATTGGTCTAGCCAATCAAGATATATTGTAATAGCAGTAATCTTAGTAAACGGATCATCTGGTGTGCTATATCCACGGACGCTATCAAAGTCCGTCTCAATATCGAAAAACGCTGTTTGTAGTTGTGGCGAGTCCTTACCTAGATAGTTTTCTGCTAAACAACGAAATGTCTGATTAACATCAGATTCAAACAATCGCTTGTTAGCATGCGCTTTTAATTCATTGTGAAATTCACGACTGCTGCGACAGTTTACACGGCGAACAGGAGTGTCGTATATACTTTTGAAACTCCCGTTGCCATCTTCATAGTAAAATACATAATTTATTGGATAATCTTTATAGATGCGCTTGCCATCTACTCGTTCTACAACGAATACTTTTTCATTCTTTCGGTCAAGTAATGCATCTACATATGCCATTTATTATTCGCTATCCAAATTGTTAGTGCTGTTAAGAATGCTTTCAATGATATCAAGGTCTTCACGAGCCTTGTCAAAGTCACGCTTCTGCGCCATCTTAATTGCTTTCTTAAGCAGATTTGGTTTGATATTCATTTCTTCTGCGATAGCACTAATAGTATCGTTAAGTCCACCTGTCAAAACCTCTACTTCGGTCATTACAGACATGCTTTCGCTCATTAATTGCTTAAGTTTCGTGCGTTCCTCTGCACTAAAGTTTCTCGTTGTCACTCTCTTCTCCTTGCTTGTAAAGTTCTAATAAGGTTTGGTATTGTGCATAAGCATCCTTTAGCGTAGGATACTTTTCTGTGAAATATGGATCATCTGCGATAATCATCATCTTATCTGCAATCATCATAACAGTTTTATA